CTAACTTTTTGATCGACTTTGCCACTTTTCTACAAACCATTCGGTCAGCCGGATCAGGGTCCAGACAATGGACAAAACGGCAGCTAGGTGCGGCAGAAACTGGCCCACCGTCGCCACTGTGACGGTCAGGCTGAGTGCATCGCCGATATTCTTCACATCGTCGATCACAGGACGCTACCAGCGATGATAGCGATGAAATGAACATACGGTTCGACGTCCGCCCCGTTGGTCGCCACCCCGGCAAAGGTGAGGCCACCCGCGACAGCAGCCGCCAACAGTTTTTTAAAGTGCGGTGCGCGCCAAAGCTTCTTGGCGGTTGATTTGATTCGAGATTTTAGAGCGCGGGTCATACATCTAATTATGCTGACCCGGTCGATCGGTCGGGCGCTAGGGAAGCGGGTCCATTAGGTGACCTACCGCACCCCACACCGCCGTCAGGATGTCAGCCGCCTTGCTCAGATGCGGTTCCCAATCCTCGCCCGGCCCGGCAATCTCCTGCGCGATCTGTTGAATAATATACTCATTGTCCGACCCCAAAGCCGTCCGCAGGATATGCTCCGCCAGACGGGCCATCTTGAAGCCGCTTTCGACTTGGACGTAGGTGCCATGCTGGTCGACCTCATCGTCGCCAAGCTGGTGGCGTAGTTCCTTCACTCCCGCGTCAACGACCATCTGCCTGAAATCGCTCATGCTATCCTCCGATATCGTCACGTCATTGAAACGAAACGACATCGGAGATGCAAGCCTGTCATTCGACCGTATTGATCCCGACCCGCTGTTGGATCGACACCCCACCCGATGGCGTGAAATTCCGCGCGATCGTCGCCGCGAAGGTCCGGGCGTTCGTCGATCTTTCGGGGTCAGTGTAGGTCAGCGATTTCGCGAAGCTGTACGTGTAGCGAATTTCGCCCTGCTGCCCGTCGCCCGGTTCTGGGCGGATGCCCATTATCGAAACGTAGCCGGTCACGCCGCCTTCGTTTGCCACAGCGGCCCCGCTTTTGCTGATCGACAACGTGAACTGGCTGCTATCGCGACCATCGTTTTTGTAGCCATCATGGGACGCACCACCGTCCTGCGTTGTGATGGTGTACCCGCTGGACTGGAGCGATGCGATGGCAGCGACATAGTTGGACCGCCCCTGTGCAGTGGCGGCGAAAATCTGCGAATCCACACTGTTCCAAGACCAGCTTGCTACGACGACGATTTGATTGCCATTCGATCCGAACGGACCGACCGACGTGGATGCGTTGCCGGTAACCAGCGATGTCGCATTTGAGTTGCGCAACGTCCCAGCCAGCAGTGCCCCACCGAAATAAGCCGAGCCATCCGCGCGCAGGTAGCTGGTCGCGTTTGACTCGCTGCACTGATTGATATTGCCGAGCGCCGGGCCAAACCATTCGATGAACTGGCTGTTAGTCCCGAAACCGGAACCCGACACCTTCATTACGCTACCGTTGTTGAACATGATGCGACCGTTGGTGACATCGAACTGGCTGGTCCCTGCCGCGTTGCGGATCATACCGGCCTGTACCGTCCCGATATCAGCCGAAATGGCCGACAGAGTGTTGACGCTCAGACGGTTCGCTTGGATGGTGCCGGTGGTGATGCGGTCACCGTGCATGATGGTGCCACCGTAGTTCACGTTTAACTGGTTCCCACCCCACCAAGCAGCAACCTGCACGGTGTTGTCGGTGATCATCAGGCCTTGATTTTGCGTATAGCTGAAGGTCGCCGAACCCTTGGTCCAGTAGATGAATTGATGCGCAGGCGCGCTAGCCGTGTTGCCCGCGCTGACTAGAGTGGCGACCAGATTGTTGTTGTCATCCTGCCAATAGATATAGCCGTTGGACCATTCCACCCGATTGGCCGCCGGGTTCCATTCGAAGTTGAACCCGATAAAGCCGATGTTGCGGTTACCTAGCGTCAGCTTATTTGCTGTGATCGTGTTGGCAGCGATCGAGCCACCTTCGATCTTCGTGTTGTCCCCGCCGTTGCGCCAAGAGGCCAAAGACGTGCCGCCGCTGATCAGGATTTTACCCGGATCAATCTGGGTCGAATTCTGATTGACCTGCTTGGCCGGGTTGATTTCGGCTTCGGAGGCGTAGCGCCAACCCGCATAGTGCCATGTGATATCGTTGGCCGTCGCCATAGAGCCGATGCCGCCGTAATGGTTCATCAGATACATTTCCGGCCGCGTCGAACTACCGACGTTGGTAGCGATCAGCTTTCTGAATGAATAAGACTGGCCGACGTTGCCGTTTCCGGAAACGAAGCCGCCAACATCCGGGTCATTGGCGAAATTCAAATATGTGTCGCCACCGCTGGTGGCGCGCACAAGGATACCCGCGCCTTGCAGGTTGCCGCCGTTCAGGGTGATATCTGCTTCGATGACGATCCATCGCGAGTTGTAGAGCGCGTAATTGCCCGCGCCGGTCGCGCCGTCGCCAGTCTGGACCATGCCATTTTGCCCGTTGGCCGTAGCTGTGATGCGGACTGCGTTGGCTGACTTTGCGCCGGTCACCTTTGTCAGGGTACCCTGCGAACCCCATGTATTCCAACCGACTGGGGTGGTGCCCGCCCATGCGGCGAACAAGGCGTTGAAAGTGGCGAGCGGGGTCGCGTTGGCCAGCGCGTTGTTGATCGTGCCCAGCGCAAATCCGGTTCCGCTGATCGTCAGGCTCGCTGGCAGACTGGTCGCACTGTTGATCTTGTCGCCGGTGATTTCACCCGCCTTGATCTTCGAGGCTGTGACTGCGTTGGCCTGCAACTGGTTGGCCGAAATCGAGTTTGCACCCATTTCGTCGACGGTGATGCTGCCAGCCACCAGACTGCCCGCACCCATCGATCGCGCCGCGATTCGGTCACCGGACAGCGTCCCGACCGTGATGTGCTCAGATATAATTTCGCCCGCTTTGATCTTCGACCCGATAATCGCGCCGTCGACGATCAGTTCGGAGTTTGCCGCCCGGATCATCACAGGTTTTGACCAAAAAGTCGGATCACCACTACCTGCGGTGCGCTCGCTTTGTAGACACATACGCAGAGCCGCAACGCCAGTCGGAACGGTGTAGATGCCGCTAACCTTGGTCCAAACATTTTTGGCATCGGTAAAGGCGACCGGGGTGATCGTCACCGTCCCGCTGACCGTCTGGTCGGCGTTTCCAAAGGCATAGATGTTCGCCCGGCCGCCGTGCTGATTGTAGCACCACGCCTGCATGTAATAGGTTTCGCCCGGCGTCACCGCGACCGCAGCCGACGTCGCCTGATCGCGGCCGATCGACTGGATACGCCAGCCCGCAGCAGCCCCAGCGCCATTATCAGGGGAAAAATTGGTCACATTCTGTGTGGACCACCCTTCAAGTTTGCCGTTGCTCCAGCCATTGTCGACGATGTTGGCCGTGTCGCCGATCACCAGCTTATTGGCCGTGATGGTGTTCGCGGCAATCTGGTTTGCTGTGATGGTGTTGGCCGTGATCGCTCCACCTTCGATGGTGGTGGTGTTGGGCGTCCGCCAGTTGTCGAGCGTGGTCGTACCCATGATGGTGATCTTGCCGGGGTCGATGTTGGTCGCCGCCGCATTGATAACGCTGGCTGGGTTGAGCGCATTGGCGCGGATGGTCGATGCTGCCGTACCGTTGATATTTCCTGTATAGTTCGCGGTGGCTGTAGCCACGTTGGTCCACGCTGAAATGGTCTGGATCGCACCAACTTCGATGCCATTTTCGGTGCGACGTGCCGCAGCGATGCCGAACGACATTGCATCGGTCGGATTGATGCCTTCGAAGATATAATAAGACGCGGCCGACGTGTTGACGTTGACCGGCACCGCGCTGTCGTTGACTGTGGGCGTGGTGGACGCTTTCCGCCAGAACAGCATCAACAGGTCGGCTTTGCGCGTCCCCTGCGTGTATGCAGCCCAGTCTAGGCGGATGTTGCGGGTGCCGTTGGCGTTCGCCGTGACCGTGATGGTGGACGCGGTCGGATTGTTCGACGGGACGCCAGTGACCCGATAGCCGCTGGTCCCGTCGAACGCACCCGCTGCCTGTGTCTGGACGGTGCCAATGGTGTCCCCGCTGGTACCGACAAATAGACCGTTCGGAAGCTGGTTGTCCGAGACGTTGCCCCCGGCGACGACCGACATCTTGTTCGCTGTGACCGCGCCAGCAGCAATCTTGCTGGCAACGATCGCGCCGTCGACGATCAGTTCGCCTGATGCGGCCCGTCTGAAGGTCGGGGAGATACCTTCAACACGCACAGCCGAAGCCGAAGCAGGTTTTTGCCACACAACCGTTGCAGACCGGGCCGACGCTGGCGCGACCAAGATTTTGCTCCAGATTGACGAAAAACTCGCGTTCGACTGACTGCCGACCAAGTCGGTCGCGACAAGGCCAGTCGACCCGCTGCTGCTGGTGAACCAATTCACGTACAGGCTGGTAGTGGTTCCGGCTGTCGAAGGCCGCACGCCTCCGGCCACGAAATATTCCTTCCCGGCCTCGACCTGAATGGGCGTCGTTGCAAACTCAGCCACAGCCGTCGTCGTCTGTGACTGAAGGAAATTGGTCGACAGATAGGTGCCAGACGCAACTGCGGTTGTGACCGTCCCTGACCACGCCGCGATGTCGACCATGTTCGGGTCAGGAATCATGTTCGACGTGTCGCCGATCGCGATCTTGCTGGCCGTGATCGTGCTGGTCGTGATGATGCCGCCGTTGATCGTGGTCGTGTTCGGGGTGCGCCAGTTGTCCAGCGTCACCGCTCCAGCGATCGTAATTTTACCCGGATCGATATTGGTCGATGCGGCATTGATCACGGTCGCCGGATCGAGCGCGTAGGCCTTGATCGTGGTTGCGGCAGTGCCGTCGATGTTCGCGGTGAAGTTTGGCGTACCGCCACCACGGTTCCGCCAGTTCGGTGATGTCGGCGCTACGATGGCCCCGACCTCTAGGCCGTTTTCCGTGCGCCGCGCAGCAGCGATGCCGAAGCTATACGTGTCCGCAGCACTGATGCCTTCGAAGATGTAATAGGACGCAGCCGAATTGACGGGGAAGCTAACTGCTGAATCGTTGACGGTCGGCGCAGCGTTGCCCTTTCTCCAAAAGATCATGATGAGGTCGGCCCGACGCGCGCCCTGCGTGTAGGCGGCCCAATCCAGACGGATGTTGGCGGTGGCGTTGCTATTATCTGTCCATGTCAAGCCGGTCGGCGTGGGTGCATTGGTCGGCACCCCAGTCGTGCGATACTGTGCCGTTCCGGTCAGAGCCGTGTTCGCATTCGATTGGACAGCCGCGATCGTGTCGCCAGTCGATCCAACGAACAGGCCCGCAGGCAGTTGATTATCCGCGACGTTACCGCCCGCGACCACGCTCATCTTATTTGCGGTGACGGCACCGGCTGCGATCTTGCTGGCGACAATCGCACCATCGACAATCAATTCGCCGCTGGTTGCACGACGCATGACCGGCTCGGCAAAACCGACCATTGCATTCGCAGCCGATGCAGCTTTTCGCCAGCCAAAGCGTGCCGATCGGGCATTAGCCGGGGCCGTCAGGATGGTAGAAACGCGGGTGTTCACATCAATCGAATTGGTCTGGCCTACGACAGGGCTGCTGATGGAGGTGCCTCCCGTCGTATCAGTGTACCAATTGATGTAGACCGTCCCGGTCGTGGCCCCGGAGATGACCCACGCGGCGCAACTAGCGAAATAGTCCTTCCCGCCCTCAACTGGAAAAAACAGGGAATATGCGTCCTGCTGGGTCGTCCCGGACGGGCTTTGCAGTCGATTCGTCGATGCCACGCTGTTGGTCGTTGGGACCAGCGTGTAGATGTTGAGCGCGTAATAAGCCGGGTCGACCATCAGCGGGTCGCCGAAGATATTGGACGTGTCCCCGATCAGCAGCTTGCTGGCTGTGATCGATCCCGCGACGATCTTGGTAGCATCGACCGAATTGGCGGCAAGCTTGTCAGCGATGATTGCCCCATCGACGATCAGTTCGCCGGTGGCCGCGCGACGCATGACGATGTTGGCAAAGCGGCCTTCGCCTGTGTCGCTAGTGCCGGGCGATCGGGCCAGTACAATCTTGGCCCGGCGCGCAGTTACCGGAGCGGTGACGATCGCCGTTTTAAGCGTCTGGCTAGTGCTGGTCGACGACCCGATTTCCACTGCTGAACCAATCAGGGTCGTCGCCTCAATGTCCGAATACCATTCGACGGAGATGGTCGAAGTCGATGAGTTGGCAGCACTCCCGAACGGGATACCTGAAATCGCGTAGGCGGTGCCCTTTTCTACCGGGATCGCCGCCGAACGGACCTGCTGCGGGGCCGCCGCCGTTGGTAGAATGCGGAGATAGTAATCGCTCGCGAAAATCGAAGTCGTGGTCGACAATGCGTAGGCTGAACCCGTCCAGCTTGCCTGATCGTTAAAGCCGGGATCGGGCACCATATTAGACGTGTCGCCGATGAAGACCTTGCTGGCCGTGATCGCCCTTTCACCAACCTTGTTGTTGGTGACCGCACCAGTGGCGATTTTTGTCTCGATGATGGCGTTGGGCGCGATTTTCGCATCGGAAATCGTGAGATTTGCCAGTTCAGCAACGGTTACGGCCAGCGGTGCAATTTTCGCAGTGCTGATGGCGTCATTGGCGATCTTAGCCGTGCTGACGGTCAAGTTGGCCAGTTCCGCAGCCGTCACAGCCAGCGGCGCAATCTGCGCTGTTCCGACAGCATTTTCGCCGATTTTAGTCTGCGTGACCGCGCCGGTGGCGATCTGGGTGTCGACCACCTGACCGCTGATCGCAGTCATGTCGATCGCCTTTTTCCAAACTCCAGCCTCCAGAACGTAAAGCGCGCCATCGGTGGTATTGCGGATCAGTTTTGAACCGGTCCACGATGCAGGCGTCGGGTTGCTGGCGACTTCCTGCGGCACGACCAGACCAAGGGTCGGATCAAAATCGGTGAGGTTGACGCCCTTGCTGACGGTGGCCGTTGCAACGCTGCTGAAGCCGCTGGCATTGTTCGAGGTATCGACAGCCTTCAGCCAGTAGTACCGCACCGCAGATGCAGGCAGACCCGACCGGCGATAGCCACCAATCTGACCAGCCGACGCATTGACCGTGGCGATCTTGGTCGCCGAACCACTGGCGTTGCCGGTGTTTTCGTAAATGTCGATGTGGTCGAGGTCGGTCGCTGTAGGGTTGGTCCAGTTCAACTGGATCGCGTCCAACGCCTGCGCTTCGGCCGTCAGCCCTGTCGGTGCCGCTGGCGCTGCGGTGTCGCGCGCCGTCGTGATGTTAACGATGGTCGACCAGTTGCCGACATTCGCAGAATTGTCGAAAGCGCTGACCCGCACACGATAGACCGTGTTTGCCAGAATCCCAGCGCTGTACGCAAAAGTCGTGGCTGTCTTGCCGACGCTACCGACCTGCATGAAGGTTGTTGACGATGCACCCTGCGCTATTTCAATCGAATAGCCCGCAAGATCGGTTGCCGACGATGCAGTCCAAGCGATGTTCAGGGTGATGATCTGGCCGCCAACGGCGTCGAACGAAGCGGTAGAACCGACCGTCAGCCCGGCAACTGCCGCAGGGGCAACGGTGTCGATCTGGACAGCGCCCTGCGCCAGACCAGCAAGGATCGCCGCCGTCGTGTTGCCGATGGTTACATCGTTGCCAATGGAGCCAGTCACGGTACCAGCGAAGTTTACGGTCGCAGCCGGACGATAGGGATTTTCGTCCGATCGCGTCGACTTCACTGCTGCCGACTTGATGACCCCGCTTGTCGCGACATCCTTGTCGACCGTGCGATAGGCTTCCACGAAGAACGTGTAATAGAGATTAGCGGGGACACCGCTGGCGATGAAGGTACGGCGATCAGCAGGCAATTCGACCGCCTGCTCCTCACCCACCGCCGCACCGAAGGTGTAGGCCGTCGATGTCGAAGATGACCGCATGACCAGACGGAAGCCGTCTATATCGTCGTTGCTGCCGCCCCACGACCATTTGACCGTGATGTTGGCCGAACCGTCAGTATTGAGCGCATGTTCGATCGCACTGCCGTCGGTGGCGAAGGTCGGCGCGGGAACAGCCGTCGCAAGCCGGTCATTGCGGTTGTTGAAGTTGTTGTAGGCCGTGATGATGTTGGCAGCAGGTTCACCGCCGACATATTCGGTACGCTTGGCCAATGCCGCCGTCAGAGTCACGACCGCATCGGGAAACGCATTTAACGCCGCATTATACTGCGCCGGATTGATCGGGGTATCCTGCGTTGTATCCGTATAGGCAGGCGACAGGCCCGCCAGATATGACATCAGCGAATTGTAGGCCACTAACACTGCATTGCGCTCGGAGGTCACCGGAGGCTGCACCGCCGTGCGCGCCGATTCTGTCTCCCATTTGTTCTTTTGCAGCGTAAATTGCTGGACCATCTGAAGCAGTTGATGTTTCTCGCTCCGGTCGAGCCAACCATCGCTGGACATCGTCGCTACCCGGCTCTTCACCAGCGTGGCGTCGGCCTGCGCCGCGTCCGCTGCATCCTGCGCGGTATCAGCGGCAAACTGCGCTGCGTCGGCCGCTTCCTGTGCTTCCTTCAGCGCTCCACTGATTTCAGTGCTGCTATGCTTGGCCCAGACGCGATCATATCCAACCTTGAGGTTCCAAACCTGCGGGTTTTCGCCGGTGCGACTGATCTCTTCGACATTGTCGCCACGAGTAAGGTTGATCGCCGTTGCGGTCTGGGACTGGTCGCACGCGCGCCACACGCCCTGCGCGTCCGCGAACAGATTGCCGTTTGCCTGATACAAAGCATCGCGCGCGACATCGCCGATGGATGCCTGTTCAGCCGTATAATAGGACCAGCTACGCCCGCTGAACTTGTTCAGGCTGGTCTGGTTGATCTTGGCAGCAGGCACCCCAGCCCGCTTGATAAGGCTGGGGACGATCGCCGAAATCGTGTTGACGTAGGTCGTCCCGTCCTTTGCGCCCCGGACGTCGGCGGTCAGCTTACCAGAAGCATTGCCCCCCATGCGAAACATGCCCAATTTCGGACATTTCAGCCATTGGTCAGGTAGCAGGTTCGGCGCGGTGAGTGCCGCATAAGTTTCCACGATCGACGGAACCAAACCATCGATCCTGACCGCGTTTTCATAGATTGCCAGCACATCCTGCGTCTCGCCATAGCCATGGTACTGATAGACCCGATACGCTGGATCGATCAGGATCGGTTCGACATTGATGCACTCGCCGATCGAAAACGGCTTCAGCTTGCCCTTCAATTCAGCGCGCCCTTCAGCGCCTCCAGTACCCGCATAGGTCAGAGTCAGAAGGTCTTGGGCCAGCGATGCTTCCGGCCCGAAAATCTCCATTTCGAGATTGATGCCAGCGACGCTTGCCGGGCCACAGAACCCTTCGATTTCCTGCCGGTAGGAGGCAAACGGCGCGCCCTCGTCGCCGCTGAACAGCCGGACTAGCGCGCCATCCCAGATGAGGTTACGCCAGTTGAGATTACCGAATTCGGCTTGATCCAGCCGGAGGACGAACTTGCCGAATTTCGCATCATAGGCGGCGACCATCGCGTCTTTGCCGATGACGATGGTCGGGACGGGAGACACCGCGATGCAGGGCAGCCACTCGTAACCGCCGACATTGACGCCTGCTGCGGTGGCGCGCATCCACGCGCAGCGAATAGTGATGTTACTTGAAGTAGCGGGGTTGTAGGGCGAAGCCTCTATCAGGATGTTTTTAGTCACAGACCTATTTAGTCGTGACTAGAAACCTTCGATCATAGGACGATGCTTGTAACGGTCAGGTCCAATGAGTTATAATCATATGCGTTCATCTTTACCGGTGTCGATTTTGTAATGAAACCAAACACCGCGTCATTTTGCTCCATCGCAGCATAATGTGTGTCGTTAGCCAAGGCCGCAGAAGTCGGTGCCCAATCAGTCAGTTCCCCGCCGCGCTCGATCTGGGGACCGCTGATAGAATTCTTTCCGACGCCTGCGGCGCTGCTACCGGTCAACGGGCTGCCGGGCGTCGTGATGGCTGGATAGATTCGGATACGCGCGCTGGTGTGGCCCACACTATTCCCCAATGGTCGCCAGATGCGCCAATAGTCACCGGCGTCGAGCACGTTAGAGTTGCCCGCAAAGTTAGTCGCTCCAGTGGCAGGATTGACCGCAACAAAGGTCGAGACAGCGGCCACGCCTTCCCCGCCGGTCAACTCAATCGCAACGCGAACCGGAGGGCCGTCCGATTTTCTTACGAAGGCACTAACTGTGTAGGTCGCTGCATCTGGCGGGATGGTAATCGTCTGATTGAAATTGCCAACGGCCCCAGTTGGATCGGCGTCCTCCATGATGGCCGCTGTCAATGATCCATCGTGCGCATAATCGGTATTTCTGAGCCAACTAACTGCACCGGTCACGCTCCAAACTGAAAAGGTCTGGCTGTCGCGCAGCAGGTTTGGATTGGCCTTCAATTTGTAATTGGGGACGAACAAGACTGCCTTGGTGATCCCGGCCTTGATCAGCATCGGTTGCCATTTCTGGAGGCGTTCGCGATCGCTGATGTAGGGGATCGACGCTTTGAAAGACTGACCCAGTGGAAATTGGTCAAAGTAGGCCATCCCTGCGACCGTGTAGGGTACAGACACGTCGTTGATGGCGATTTCTGATCCACCACCGATGCCCTCATTGTCGACGGCGGAGCCAATGACCAATCGACTAATCTGTACATATTCATCGGTGTGGCCAGTCGCGGTAACATCCACGCGAACAAACTTGTCATAGACTGGCACGGGAAGACGCAGCACGGTCATTGGCAATTTTTCATCTGCCTTCATACCTGAGTATGCAGGCATCGTGTAGTCGGCGGTGGCAGTCCCCTCCCCGCTGACCGCTGCCGCGCTGGACCCGACGCGGATGCGGACGGTGTCCCGGTTGCGCAGGTTGGTACCAACGATAGCGACCACGTCGATCGGGGTGACACAGGATGACTGGACCACAAAAAAAGGCGTTACCGTCGAGGATCGGTAAACCCGACTTGGCGTGTCGACGGCCATATTGGTCGCCGGGTTGGCTGCCACTGCCGCCGCTTCCACCACGTTGAAAGCTTCAGGGAAACAGACGAACGCGACCATTAGCCCACCACCGTCAACGTGGTCTTGTTCGCGCGAAAGTCGGGTTCAAAACTTTCTAGTCGGGTGAGCAGGCCGTTCAGCCCCAGCCTATCATCATAGAGGCGGAACGTCGGCACTCCGCCATCAAGCTGACTAAGGCGCAGGATGTCGTGCCAGATGACCTGATAGACACCTGTGCGAACCCGGACGATTTCGAAGATGGTGTCCGCTATCGCTTGTGCCGCAGACTGCGATAGCTGGGTCGGTTTTTCGAAGGTGATCGCGTTGGTATTGCTGCTTCGGACCGCCTGATCCTTCTTTTCGATCAAACGGTAATCGGTCTGCACATAGGAAGCGCGGGCTGCGTCTAGAGTTGCCATGATCCTATTTAGCGCTGGCCGTTCGAGGTCGTCCCGCGACCGTCCGACAGGATAGTCGTGTTCTTCACCAGTGTCTGAAGCGCTGCCGCCTGCGCCTCCTGCGCCGCCAAGATGGCCCGCTGAAGCTGGTTATTCTCCGCCAACGCCACATTGGTGTTTGTCTGCTGGTTGACGATCGCAGTGGTCTGGGCCGTGATCGCCGCGTTGGTGGCATCGTTGGCCGCCGTGACGGCATCGGCTCCGGCCGCAGAATTAAAGCCGGTTTCGATATTCTTGCGCAGCGCAAGCGTGGTTTCCTCGATTTCCTTGAGGATCGAACGATTCTGACTGGTTGCGGTACCCCAGACCTCATTGCTGCCAGCCATGATCTTTTCTACCAAAGCAGCATAGGCCGACTGGTCGATGGTATTGTCACCGGCAGCGATACGATCCTGATAGCTGTCGAACGTCGCCAGATTTTCGTTCAGGATGTCGAGCGCAGTCCGTCCTGCGGCTTCGCCCCGGATCGAAGCAAGGATATCGTCGACGGTGGAAAGCTGCTGTTTGCGCAGTTCATCCATCTTGAGTTGGCGATACTGTTCGATCTTGGCCAAATCGGTCGACGATGCGCCCACCGCTTCCATCTGGCGCTTGAGGTCATCCAACGGGCTGTTGAGCGAACGCAGGCTATAGCCGATCGGATCAAGGATTTCGTCGATCCCATTTTCGATCGTTTTGAAGCCTTCGACCAGTGAAAGCGCCCCGTCTGCACCAAGCTGCTTCAGTGCCTTGCTCGCAAGATCGCTGATCCCGGTGATCGCGCCATCCTCAATCGCGTTCTGGATCGCGTAGGCGATGGCAGCCGCACTATCGTCGCCGAAATCGTGGAGGCCGTTGGCGGACGATCCCTTGAAGTTGAGGCGACTGCTGTCCATTCCGGTCGAGGTATCGCGCACCCGCCATTTCTTTTCGTAAGTACCGATCACAAGATCGAACGCGCCGACTGCGCCACCGAAGGCTTCAGCGATCGACGCCAGACCTTCCTGCACCGATCCCGCCGCCGACGATGCGGCCTTACGATATTTGGACTTGTTGCCGGTGACGTTGACGTCGGCTTCTGTGCCACCAGTAACAACGGCGCTACCATATTTCGGCTTGCGCAGGATGCTGCCGACCAATCCGCCCAGTATCGACGCACCCGCCGCGATCAGGGGATTGCCAGTCAGACCGCCGATGGTCCCACCAATTTGCGCGCCGGTACCGCTGCCCTTCAGGCCGATCGCTTCCATACCGCCCCCGATCGCGCTGCCCATTTCGTAGCCTTGCATTGCGCCGCCAACGGCCTGACCGATACCCTTCATGAAGGAACCGTTCGGCCCGCTAAACCCATCCTTGAGAGACTGGAGCGGGTTGCTCAGGTCTTTCAGACCCTTACCCCAATCGGTCATGTTGCGTGCGCCGTCAGCGAACCCGCTACCGAGCGTGCCATCGATCCGGGTCAGCACTTTGGCGATCGGGCTAGTGCCATCTGCGTTCGCCGACATATTGTCGATCGCTTGACCGAAGTTGTCCAATAGCTTGCCCATGGTGCCGCCGAACATCCGCGCAATGGCACGGACGCCGTCCGCCATCGTGTCGGCGAAATCATTCGCGACCAGTCGGTTCGCCTCCCGCATCCGCTGTGTGTAATCGCGGGTGACTTCCTTCATGGCCCGATCCTGATCGGCAGCCGATAGGCCCGATCCCGTAATGGAGGCTTTGGCCCGATCATAATCGGACTGGGTGTCATAGCGGTCGAGTTGTGCCTGTGCGGTCAGACTCCCAGCGCGAGACAGGTTGTCGAGCGCATCCATCAGCGGACGATTTTTCAGCGCAACCCGCGCTTGATCATATCCCGCAAGAATGGAATCGAAGACCTCTGTGGTAACCTGCTGGCCTTCGATAATGCCGCCGCCATCGGTCCAAGCCTTGACGAATGCGTCACGCTCTTTGCCCATCTGACGAAGCTGGTCCGACATATCGAACGCTGCGCTGAACCGGCGTGCAAAGTCACCGGCCTTGGCCAGCAAAGCGTTCTGTTCCTTGAGCGCCTGAAGCTTCGCCAACTGAGTTTTCAGGTCGGTTTCTGCCGCCTGATAGGCAGCCGAACTGATGTCAACGCCACGGCTGAGGGCGTCGTTACGACGCTGGAAAAGCTGATCCTCTACCGCACGCTGTTCGCTGGTCAGTCCCAGCGCCCGCTGACTTTCAACCGTGTATTCGTTCTGCGCATCCCGCTGGGCCTGCTTGAGAGCCGTCAGAGCGCTTTCTGTTCGTGTGGCTTGCATGATGGAAGCCAGCCGGGTCTTTTCGTCCCCCAGCATGGCGCGGCCGAGGCTGCGCTGAAACTCCAGTTCCTTGCCGAAAACTTCTGCCTCAAGGGTCAGCAACTTGGCCGTCGCCAGTTCGTTTTCGCGAGCCTTCCAGAATTCTGTCTGCTTTTTCAGCGCATCGGCCGCAGCCTTGGCCTTTCCATCGTCCTTCTTTGGATCAGCCGTCGCGGTTGGTACCGGCCCAGCCAGTTCGTCGAGGGTTGCGCCGCCCTTCTTCTTTTCACGCCCAAGCATCCGGTCCCAAGCATCGGCAGCACCCTTGCTATCCTTGGCGATGGCAGTTGCCTTATCAGAGATTTTGCCAAGCGCTGCGGTGCCCTTATTGAACTGGGCAGCTAGCGCATCACCCATCCCGTCGAACGCCGACCAGTTCCCTCCGAAGAAATCTGCGACCCGTTTGCCGATCGTGCTGAACATGCCGCCGATCGTGCCGAGCGCAATGCTGAACAGCTTAGGAAGCTGTTCGGTCATATATTTGGCAGACCGCAGGACGCCGACGAACGACACTCCCATATCCCCGGTGGACTTGCTGGATGAGAGTCCGAGCCAGTCCCATAGCCCCGCAAATAGGGTACGCACCGTACCAACTACGCCACCTATCACGCCGCCAGCCAGTGAAAATGCGCCTCCGATGAGGTTGCCCGCGACCTGTGCGCCCTGCCCGACTACATTTAGCGCAAGAGTCAGGGTTTCCACGAAAGTGAGGCCAACACCGCCGTTAGTCACCATGCCGGAGAACAGCGACGACAGGCCTGACCCGATTGATGCCACGCCATTCACGACCCCAGCCATCACGTTGCCCAGCCCGACCAAGATCGGTGTGGCGCTTTCGATGCCGCTGGTAATCATGTTCATCACACGTGCGATTGACGTGGACAGGCCGCCATCACCGATCTTGGCGAGCGTCTGGGACCATGTGTCGGACAGATTGGCCGCAGCACCGGCGAAGGTTTCCATCTGACGGTCCATCGCCCCGGCAAACTGCGTGTTGCCGATGGCCATCAGGTATTTCTGGATTTCCTGCGAGTTATTGGCGACCGTCGTCTTTACGTTCTGGAATGTGAAGCTGACCTTGTCCCCCTCGTTGACGGACTTGATCCCAAATTCCTTCAACCGCTCGAATTCACCAGTAGCGGCATCCGCGACCGCTTCGACCATCTGGTTGAGGTCTTTGCCCATAGCGCTGGCCGTGTTGCCATAGGATATCATAGCGGCTTCGCTAGGCTGGAGGCCCAGAGCCTTGAGTTTGATGAAGCCCTCAACCGACTGATCGAGGCTGAAGGGAGTCTTCGCAGCAAATTCGGTCAGCCGGTCGAACGCTTGTCCGGCTTTATCCGTGTCCCCCAGCACCGTGGTCAGGCTGGCCCGGTACGACTGGAATTGCGCGCTGGTTTTGACCGCAGCCATTCCCAGCGCTGCCATACCGCCGACGACGGCAGTGATCCCTAGTGCAGCGCCAGCCAAGCCGATCGACGTGAACGCGCCGCCCAGTCCACCGATATGGTTGGCGGCAGCCGATGCACTTGCACCTAGTCCGCTAATGATACGCTGGAGGGCGCTGGTCTGGGTAGCAGCGCCACCGGCTGCGCTCCCCGCGCCGCCGAACGCATTGGCCAGTCGATCAAAAATGTCTTGGATGCCATTACCGGTTTGACCAAGGCGACCAAGATGGTTGTTAGCGGCGTTGACCGCAGGCACGACGGCACTGGAATCGACGACAATCCTGACAATCGGGGATGCAGCGGGGGCGGAACTCATCCCCTATTTAGGTTCCGCCGCCCCCACGCTGTTTTGCCACGGCCTGCATGTAGGCGGTGTCAACGGCCCGGATCACGCGCAACAGTATCGCGGAATCGGTCCAGTCCATTTCTGCCTCATCGGCATATGCGACGATGGCGCTTCGTGGGATCGGGCCTGCCGCCATACCGATCGGCCGTTCGGTCGAAAGGTCACCAAAGGCGCGGTAGAAGCCGAATTCATAATCCGATAGGTCGGGAATCTTGGCCAACTGAATGCGGGCCTTTTCCGCCTGCGGCCCGTCGAGGTGCGCAATCGCCCGCCAATTTGCGATGCGATCACCCATCTCGACTTCATGCACGATGCGCCTGATCAGTTTTTTTCAGGCAAGCCCTTCTGATCGACAGGCTGGAAATTGATAAGGTTGGAACAGAAGTTCGCGACCTTATGGTAGAGCCATTCATGTGTCATGATCGGCTTGCCAGTCTCCTCGTCAATGTCATGCTGGCTGAAAAAGCTGATGGCATTTTCGACCGTGAACGGGACCGGCTTGTCATTGGCATCAAGGATGTTTTCCCAGCCCAGAAGGCCGCCGACTTCGACCAGAATTTCGATCAGGCGCTTCATCTTTTCGAGATCGGAAATCTTGCTGTTGTCCGAACCCTGATACTTGCGCTGAATTCTTTCCGAAGCCACGCGGACACGGGGAAGCGCGTCATCGACAAGACCGCAAAGGAACGGGCCATAGGTCACGCCAGTGAAAACATCGTCAATTTCGCAACGTCGACCAGCCATTGCCGCTTTATAATCGTAACGCGACTTGGTCTTTTTGAACTGAACCATAATACTCCTGCTATGCAATATGCTTTTGTATTTATACGGCCATGAGAAAGGGCGGCCCCACAAGGTGGAACCGCCCCCGTTCTTCCAATCCGGTAGCAGTGAAGGGATCAGGAGAACGTGAAGAATACTTCGCTGTTCAGCGTGGTATCGTTGGCAGCGTAAAGCTGGACGCTCCACATTTCGCTGTTGTCGGCGGTCTGACGCTCCAGCGGCATCGCAAAGCAGCGCGGCATAGCGACAGTCGTCACGTTACCAACACCACCGCCCAGCGCGAAGGAAACAGGGATTGGGGTGTTGCGCGCGAAGACCGTGTCCGGGTTGAGGTCATCGCGGTAGCCCTGAATGGTGATCGTGGTGACGCGGTTACCGCCCGTGGCGATCCCGAAAGCATCAGGCGCAAACAGGCCGAATTTCGGCGATAGGTTGGTCGTCACGCGCAAATCGATCGAATAGGCGGTTGCCGTCAGGCCAGCGATGGTAATCGACCCAGCGCCCGAACCGTCGATCAGCTTGCCCTGCGTAGCTGCGGTATAGGTCGCACCGGTCATGATGGCGGTGCGCTGCGTCTGGGCCATACCAATGATGCTGCCGCTCCACGTCGCCTTGCTCTGCGCGTCCAGCGTCAGGCCGAATTCAGAGGTCCGGCAGCCCGCATTGGCAAAGTAGAGGAACGAGCCGGTGCCGGTCGTCATGCGCTGCTCAAACGTGTTGTAGATATTGCCGCTGCCGCCCACGATCTTGTTCGAGGCCTTCGCGCTGCCGAGAGCGCTTTCCAGCACCAACTCTAGGGTGGTGTCACGACGCCATTCGCCCGCCAGACTGCCGTCGACGGAGAAGCCCGACGTGACCATATCGCCGGGTGCGCGGTTGGCGCGGGTGATATCAGACGTGATCTGATTAGCCGCAGACGTGTTGAAGGTAGCATCGGTGGTGTCGAGGTAACGAAAACCGGGGGCGGCCGTCGGGGTAACGCCGGGGGTAACCTCGCGGATCACAGAAAGAATTGTATCGGCGGTATCAGCCATTCGGAAAACTCCTATTAGATTTGAGGAGCTACGCGCCCCGCTCTATTTAGGAATTTTGGTCGATTTCAGATTCTGTGTTCGGCCTTGTATTTGATCGTAACGAGGATCGTGTAGGGTTCACCTTCACGATCGATCGACTTATAGGCAGGCGCTTCAGTCCGAACACGCCAATCTTCCGAATGCCAGTCGCGAAACGCATTGCCGATTTCTTCAGCCATCGCCCACCCATCGCGGTCGGCTTCATCTTCCGGCATGAAGACCTGTAGATAGGCCCAGCCACGCTGATCATAGGTCCGCAGCGCCACGCCGGGACGGCGCTTCTGCTCACCGGGTTGGACGGAAAAGCGCGCCCAAGTGCCTTCATGTCCGTCGATCTGAGGTTCGTTATCGAAGATATAGGGGACGCCGGAAAATGTCGCGTTCCAGACAGATTGGAAGCGCAGGCGTAAGGCAACGATGTCGTCGAAAGCGGTGGTCACAACGTATTTAGGTTGACCAGCCCTCATCAATGGCGCGGCCGATGAAGCCAGCCGGTGACTGCGATGACGATCCATCGTCCAGTTTGAGGATGTAGGGCAGATGGTTCGTCAGCGCCGGGTTCATCGGATCAGAGAAATCCATCTGCCAGTTATTCGATGCTGCCCGCGTGTCGATCGGGGTGCCCTGCGGCGGCGCACTTGTCAGGATGACGAACACATCGGTCGTCTTCTCTTCGATGATGTCCTGAACCGCTTCCATTAGACCATCCACGACACCGGTCAGGTCGACCGTGACGGAGTAGCGGCGGGAGGTCATTTTACGACAGCCAGATAGATGATGGCCGTATCCTCACCGAATGGATTGGTTTCCTCGACAGTCAGAACCGTCACGGTGCGTGCGCCGATCGTAAGCACATCGTCGGGTAGGACAGGCTTATCCAATCGCACGGTGGCTTCCTGCCGGTAGACGCCTTCGGAGACAAAAACCTTGCGCGATCCAAGGGTGCCCCGCGCCGTCATGGCGATCGTCGAGGATGATCCCTTGCGGCCAGCGGCACGGTCGGCATCGGATCGGACGGTAGACGTGTGGGATATGGTAATGCTGGGCAGTTCGAAGCGGTCCCCCAGTCGGTCACGAAGATCACGGAAACGATCGCTGAGGCTCACCGGATCAGCCTCCCCACGACAAGACCAGCCGGGGCATCAGGGCGTTTGCGTTCGGCGACATCGGACAGCATTGCAGTGATGCCGGGATAAGGGTCACCGGGTTGGGCGTCGTCATAGATGGTGGAGATTTCGCCGGTCCCCTCCAGCTTTTCGGTCTGACCCTTGATGCCGCGTTCAGCCGGGCCGGACAGTGGTCCAGCCAACGCATATAGCGCCAGCATGATGGTCGCCGCCTTCACTGGTTCGGGAAGCCCGGTCACCCGGTACGCGGAACGAACATAATCGGTGGCGCGAACAAGGGCGCTGACCTTCTGCGGCTCACCGGCATCGGTCCAGTCAGCGTACAGGCGCAAGGCGTGGAAAGCGTCGGCTTCAGCGACCGATGCGAAACTATTGGATTGAGGGATTCCGCTCCCGTCTTCGACGATGATGCTCATGTCGTATTTAGACAGGCACAAAAAAGGGGCGGTTGCCCGCCCCTCTCCTGTCGTTGGTTGTTCAATCAGCCGTTGGTCTTGAGGAACGCCAGCTTGACGGCCTTGCGGTCGAAGACGCGCTCATGGGAAGCAGCCAGCTTGTAAGTGTCGTTGGTCGGCGACTTACCGCTGCCGATCAGTGCAGCCTTCGAGGTCGAACCCTTGATGTGCATAAGCTGATCATAGGAGGTGACCAGTTCGGTCGCGCCGTAGCCCATACCAGCCTTCTCGTCACGGACGATCACAGAACGCTCATTTCCGGTGGCGAACGCCACCGAGCCGGTACCGAGCAGGTAGCAGGTATGAATCTGCTTGTTGGTTCCCTGATGATAGCCGATGCTATCGTCGATGATGACGATACGGCCATAGTAGCGGTTGAACGGCTCGATATCGCTCTTGCGGACCACGTTGGCCGCGTCGATGCGCATAAGCTGACCCCACTGCACCGAATTCATCACCATCGCGGTGATTTCATCGAAGCGGTCACCCATCGTCAGGGTAGCGTCAAGGATCGCGTTGAAGCTGATCTTGTGCGCATCAGTCAGGGAAGCCGTGGTGTCGATCGAGATATCCTTGACCATGTCCCCGGCGTTGTTCGCCACGTTGCTCGCTGCGAAACCGGCAAACTTGGCGATTAGGGTCTTCTGCTGCTGGCGCAGGCGGTAATCACCTACCAGCTTGACGGCAGCGCCGATCAGGTCTTCGCCTGCGATGCGGGCAACGAGGTCAGGAACGCCCCACGACTTCGTGCGGAAATCCTTCTGATACACCATCTTACCCATGGTGACGGGATCGGGCGAAATCAGTTCAGACGCGACACCCGACGCTACGCTTTCCTCACCGGTCAGATCGTCGATGAACGGCAGTTCGCCAAATTCACCACCGGAAAGCAGACGTGCTGTATATTCGCCGCTACGTTCCAGAATGCCCGACTGGACAAAGGCGGATTTCTCAAGTGTGTAGTTCTGCACTGCGGCCGCAAAATCGACCGGATCGTAAATTTGTTCAAACGTCGTAAACGCCATGTTTTGAATTCTCCAAAGGTAATGGCGCTCCGAGATTTGCGGTCTACGCCCGCGATTATTTATTCACGCGAGCGTTTTCCGATTTTCGGGACATTACTTTTGGGTCAGGCGGTGTTACTTTGGATTGAGGAAGCCATTGCCGGTAGCATCAGCCCATAGGGCAGCAGCAGCCGGATCGTCCTTTTTGAGGATTTGATATTCGGTCTGGTTCCAAGGCTTGTTCGCCACGCTGGACGCGGACGCAGTTGCGCCGGTCGCACCAGCGCCGCTGTTCTGGCCCCCGCTGATGTAGAGTTTTGCCCGGTCACTGGTCAGGAAGGACTTGGCGTGATCGGAGAAGGGAATTGCACCTACCATCGGTTCGCCATCGACCATCTGGACATTCGCCTTCAGGAACGCCGCGACCATGTCATGGTGATCGCCCATAACGCGATATTCGCCCATAAGCTGGGTAACGACGGCATCGATCTTATAGGTGGAGAGGTCAGCGCCCAATGTCGCAATGGTCGCGTCACGTTCCTTCAGCGTGGCGTTGAGGGCTTCGATAGCGCGTCTGTGGGTGTTGGCTTGGCGTTCCAGTTCGGTCTCGCCCGTATCGGCGGCGGCTTCGCGCTCTGCCTCAAGTTCGGTCAGCCGATCTTCGAACTGCTTGGCGTCATTCTTCGCCTTCTTCAGCGCGGCGCGGAGTTCAGCATTGTTCGTTTTCAGTCCCGACAGGTCGTCGGTTGTTTCAGTGGTATTGTCTGTCATAGTTCCTTTCTGGGGCTTCCCCTTCGTGGTTGCGGGCTTCCCGCGTTGAGCATCACGGGCCACCCGTGACGATCTATTTAGACGAAGGAGGCGAAAGGAACTGTCAAGCGGACAGAAGCACGTCGTCTAGCTTGCTCAATTTCGAATCAATGGCACGAATTTCACGGCTTATTTCCATCATCATCGCGTTTAAAGCGTTTATGACATCAAAATTAGCATTTTGAATTTCTTCTTTTGCTTCATCGGAACGTCTCAGGACTTTAGCCCATTCCGCTTTCGTGTATCTGTGGATGTCATCATTTTGCTGATCCGCATGTGGCCCCCAAATTTCATCAAGGAGCGAGACAAGTTTTTCGAGAGACTCGTCGACTTTCGTGCGCGCCATTTCAACTGAAACCGAGTTTCTCCAAACATACCGCACACGAAGCCAAGCCATCGCCCGAGTCAGGGACTGACTGAACTCAAAAGCATCATCATTATCTAGCTTTTTGTCCGTGCTAAAGATGTCGAGCGCAAATGACAATTTCGTCACTGCATTGTATACTTTTTCTTCAATGGCTTCTTGTGCTTGCTGAAGTTCTTTCTGACGGTTCAGAAGCATGTCGCGCATAACTGCGTTCGACTGCGTCTGCGTCAGCTTGAGTTGTTCGCGCACCGGGCGATATGTGAGATAGGCAGCCCCCAGCGCCATGAACCCCGTGATCAGCGTTTGCCAATGGTCCACTAAAGAGTAGAGGCCACCGAGCGCCGTCCAGATACCGTATGCCACCAATGCTTGCCCCATCAACGCGATCATGGGCGCAGCATAAATCATTCCATGGGCGGAATGTCACCCTCATAGAGCGGGTCGTTCACGACAAGCGCGATCCCTTCGAAAACCATGGCAAGGTCTTCGCTGTCCTCCAGCGGCACATCGACCGCGATCATCTTAATCTGGTTCAGGTCATACTGATTCAGCTTCGAACCACGATCCCGGACCAGTTCAACTATTTCATCAATTGCCATTAGTCACCTCATCCAAAAGCCTTTCGATCAATTCAGCGACCTTGGGATCAGCCAAATCCTTGCGTCCCATGAAGTAGAGGCCGAAACTTTCGGCCCACCATTCATGGCCATTCTCGCTGGAATAGCGGGACGGCAGATTATCATAATTCGTGAGGTCGCGGAACATGGCCGCCAGCGCCTTCTCAATCGGTGGCGTCCCGACCTGTGAACGGCGTCCCTGCTTCCCACGCATCTGATGAACATGGTGCGCAAATTCATGGTAGAACAACATGCGCGCACGATCCAAAGGCCGCTCGAAATAATTTATGGCGTTGAAGGGCTTCTCCTTCACGTCATCACCGGGCTTCCACTGGGACACCGGTCGATCAGCAGCGGAATCAGTGCGCCTTGCTGCCAGAACCTTTTTGTCCAGCTTCAACCACTGCTGGCGCTTTGCATTGAAGGCATCGGCCATGTCGAGATAGCGAAGGATCATATCGTCCTTTTCCTGACCGGTTGCGCCTTGGATCGCGACCTTGACCGCATCAATGGCATCCCGTTCTGCCTGCAACTGCATGGCCAGCGCATCCCGTTCCGCGATGACCTTGGCAGCAACCTTGGTGCCCGCACCACCGCCGACCTCCGCAGCAAAACCATTGATGTACACTGGGTTCAGGCGCAGCACGCCGTCGCCCATGGTTCCCATAGTCGTGGTGCCGCCGCCGCTCTTGATCGCCCGCAGTCGGGGAATGGCGAAGGCGTCAGCCAGCTTCTCCAGTTCCGGCATCAGCGCTGCGATCATGCTGGCAGCCTCATCGGTAAAATCGGCGTTCAGGACCGCCTTCCCGATATCTTTGACGTTAACGTCGCGGAATTCAGGGCGCGGATCATAGCGCGGATCAGCAGCGCTAGCCGCCATTCTCGCGTTCAGCGCTTTGGTCACATCCTTCTTTTTCAAGACTGCGATCGTCGCAGCGCTGACATCCGGGTCGATTGGACTGGTGAACCTAGCGGGGACAGGCCGAAGGCCTGGCCCCTTCGGGGCCGGTGCAGCCTTCTCGCCAAACAGACTGGCGTCATACTCGCGCAACTCTTTCAAGGTTCGGCGTCGGCCGCCTACTTCCTTGAAGAACGCATCGTAATTCATCTTTGGATTGGCGCGGAATATTTCCCCTCGCGCCTTGCCCAATATCCCGTCCTGCACATCGGCTGATTGATCGCGAAGCCAATCCGGGAACGGTCGATGCTTGGTCCCTTCGTTGTCCCGGCGCGGGATCAGCGTCGACCGGCAGTTGGGGTGGATAGGTGGAGCCTGTGGCACATCATCAATGGGGTAGATTTTACCGCTGAGGCTCTGACAGGGATCGGACGTCCGACTATCCAGTACACTGGACCACTCGACGAATTTGATCGTCTTCATGCGGCGATAGGTTTCGAGCCGCGAAGCGTTCTGGACACCAGCGGTCGCTGTGCGGGCGATCGTCTGGGCACCGTTGCGGGATGCGTTCAGAACGCCATCGCTGTAATTCTTGGCTTTGGTCCCACGGATGCGCTGGACCATCTGGCCCGTAGTCTGTCCCTGCAAGATACCAAGCTGAAGCGCCCCCTCCAGCGCCCGCAGGCGTCCCGCCTCCTGCGTATCCAGCCAAGGCATCAACCGGGTGACACCATCCTTGCTGAAGGGCAGCATGGTCGTGGTGACGAGAGTTTTGAGGACGGCTGTCGGCGGGATCGCGGTTCCAAGATCGACGCTGAGGCCCACGGCCAGCATCGCACCGGCAGCGAATTCCGCCTCTAACAGTCCGACGTCGGTCAGGCTGGCGACCAAGCCATCACGGACCGCCTGATAGGACTCCTTGTTGACCTTGCGAAACATCTCACGGATGTCTTCCAACCGCTTGGTCGTGGCCGGCCCCTTGTCAAAGCCATCGGCTTCGATCCGCGCATATCGCTTTGTCAGTTGGTCGGTGAGGTCATCGTCGTTGCGGTTGAGGAGCCGTACGATGTCGTCGCCGATTTGATTACCGACGGCGTACGCACCAAGCTGGTGCCGATATGTAAGGTCTCTGAGGCGGTCTTGATCCACCCTTTATTTAGACGTGGGCAATCTCCGACCGGTCAGCAAGCCATTGCAAAACGCAAAAACTTATGACAGCGCCAGCTATCTGATTGCGGGGGTGGATCAATGACGTTCGTATTTTGGCTGACTGCTATTCTCGCTGTTTGCTTGGGCTTGTCAGTCGCGCGAATGGCTATGACCTTTATTTGGCCAAGCGATGATCCCGACGCAAAATCCTATTCCCGCGAGAATTTCATCGGGTTGACCGTCGCATTCGTGATTTGCGTAGGTATTGCTTTCTTCGCAAACGAAGCAGCCAAACCATCCGCCTACGAACTGTGCATGAAGGGCGTAAAGTCTGGCTACATCGCCGACGAATTGGAGCGGAAAGCCGTCGTGGATCACACGGTCAATTGCTACATGGAATCTGCCACGCCTACGGCAAACTGATTATCCGAAAACGTGTCGACCGGAGGGCGGTCAGCCGCTTCCATGGCCATCCGATCCTTGTCCGCTTCAATGTCGAAATCCTCTGGCAGCGCCCCACCGGCGACCATGCGTTCGATCGCCTGTTCGTGTGAATAGAGGCCTGCCTGCCATTCAGCCACGATCTGCTTACGCTCCTCCGAACTCAGCTTGGCGCTGGTAAAGTCGCCGCTCATCTCAAAAACAACCTGCGTTTCGTCTGCACCGGCCCACCATGCCGCCCACTGTATCTGGTCAAGAATGATGCGGTTCGTGGTACGGCGGACCTGATCCAGCGATGCGGTCTGCGCCGCGTTACGGATTTCCAATGCCTGTCCTGATTCTACGGCTGCCTTTTCAGGGGCCAGAATTCGCGCACCCGCCGACGCCATATAGTCGCGCAGATTATTGGCGCGACTTTCAAGCTGGGCGGCCTGCGCGCCCGTATACTCAAGCATCCCGACCTTGGCGTTTTCCTCCTCGAATTGCCACATCGTGCCGGGACTGATGGCGACGTCATCACGCGGCTTTGCGCCAGTGGTCCACGGGATCGGGTTGGACAGCCAATAGTCGCACGTCGCAAGATTGGCGCTGGCATGGTAGTGGCTGCGGTTGAGATCGCACACGTCGGTCAAGGGCGCGGTCGATGGTCGAAGGCGACGTCCGAGTGTGATCACGGTGGCGGGAATTTCGTCAATGGCTTGGCCTAGCCGAGTGGGCGTAATCGCTGGACCGGGTAACCACTGGGACTGCCGGTTGCCCTTCACCTTCGTGCGAGTCCACAGGCGGACCTGATAGACGCCGTTGACCAACATAAGTTCGCGAATGGTGTCGACGTCCTGCTGGAGCCGGATATTCACCGCCTGCTGCCTGTTATTGACCAGCCCGACATCGATCCCAAGGATGGCTTCAGCGCGGTAGATGAGGATGCGGGGTCGGATACCCAGCTTCTCTTCCTCCGCAACCGACATGGCCTGACTGGAGGCTGGCAGGTCAGTGAGCAGCAGGCCGAAATTGACCGACAGCAGTTCGTCAGCGACATCTTCAGCAAGGTCTTCGATCGGACCAGCGTCGGCCTTGATCGTGTTGAGGAGGGTGAGGAAGCGTTCTTCTGCGTCGACCTTGGGCGGCTTGCGGAACAACAGGCCCATCAGACCTTCATGGGTGCGAGACGCGCCGGGAAAGAACGCGGTGCGTTCGATGATGGCCTTGTGCTGCGCAACGTCAACGGAAGGCAGACGGGGTAGGAATTTCTCACCACCTGCGCGGACCATGCGCGCTCCAGCGATCATCGCACGGTTTACTGCCCATTCGTCGTGGTACTCAGCAATAACAGGATCGATGACGTGGATGGTCTGCGGGGTGTATTCGGTCATATCCTATTTAGGAAAACCAAACACTTGTATTGGCCCGCTCCTTACGCCTTAACAGGAACTACGTGTTTTTTGGGAGTGCCACATTGACCGTCAAGCCGTTCGCATTTGTTTTGATGCCGTTTGATGATACATTCGACGATATCTACAAGCTTGGGATTCAGGCTGTCGCCACCGAATGCGGAGTTGTGGCCGAGCGCGTCGATGAACAGACGTTTTCTGAAACGATACTAGAACGAATCTATCGGCAGATTGACGCAGCCGATTTCGTAATCGCTGATATGACCGGCCGAAACCCAAACGTATTTTATGAAGTTGGATACGCACATGCTCACGGCAAGCTATGCACGCTGCTGACGCAATCGGCGGATGATATCCCCTTTGACATGAAGCACCATCGCCACGTCATCTATAATGGCTCTATCCAAACGCTAAAATCCAAACTCACAGCAGAAATTAATTGGCTGAAATCCGAGCGGGAGAAGCAGAAAACTAATGCGTTTTCCATAGAATTGAAAAGCGCTAACGGAATTCTTGAGAAAACAAAATATTCTGCAACAGCCGTAGTAGATATTGTAATATATATTGCGAACAAGTCGAAAAGAAAGTCGCCGGAAATCGATGCAATTTACATACATACAGCCAAGGGTTGGACGTTTTCGCAGTCTGGAGAGGATTGCGCCCACGGACAATCCGAACTTGTAAAAAAAGTGATCCGGCATTTCGTGAAAGCACCGATCACAAAATTATCTCCCGGCATGTGGGGGCAGATTAAAGTCAAAGGAAAGCGACAAATGGCATCAACGTGGAAAGGAGATGAGTTGAAGGACTCTTACGATTTGACAGGCTATATTATTATTGAGGTGTACACCTCCGAAGGAACATTCACGGAGAATCTTGATCTGTCTTTGAGTGTAGACGAACTACCATTTTAGTATTCAATTGAACCACCCCTTGATCTTGCTGATGACGACCGGGCGCACTGGCCCCTTGCCGGTCAGCAGTTCACTGATCGCATAGACGTAAGCGTCGAACCGATCGGGGGATTTGCCCTTTTTGCGGTCATAGTCGCCGGTCATGGACAGCATCTGGCGTTCCAATTCCTTGAACTCGCCTTCATCGTAGGGGTGGTGGATGCGCCTCGATCTCATAAGCGTGGCGATCGGCTTCGCCCGCTCATTCTTCCCTTGTCCTTGCCCCGGACGAACCGTCTCGATGTTCACGCGGGGATCGATCGAATGGAGGATATAGGCGTTCTGGTCGCCGCCCTGATTGACCTCGACCACGATGCATTTGGCACCATGCCGCCAGTAGGCTTCGATCGCCTTGGTGGCCCACTCTTGCGGGTGATACCGGCCGCTGAGGTCTTCGATAGGGTAATAATGGGCGTCAGGCTCCTGCCCCACCGCCCCGCAAACGAAGATGCCGGTTTCGTCCGCTTCCGGCCCACTGGTCATCGCTGGATCGATGGCGACGACGGTCAGGTCGAAGGCGTCAGGGGTCGATGATCGGTTATCGTTGAGGTCGGCGCGGCTGAACAGCGCGCCCTCCAGTTCATCATACCATTCACCGTCTAGAAATCGAGTACGCTGCTCATCATTGAAGTTGAGCATTCGACGGTAATAATTCGGATCGACATCGGGGTTGGAATCCTTGTCGAACGCGACCCACGCATGTTCTTCAGGATCGACGATCGGGCGATCGGTGCCGGGGACTTTATGGTCGACCCACTGCTGATAGACCCAGTGGGATTTGGACTTGGGGTTGCAATCTGCAAACAGCTTGGTGGCAATGCGAACGCCAGTCTTGTCGACATCGCTGGCGTTAAGGCGGGTGATGACCTTTTCGTAGGTCTCATGGGACAGGAGGACGACTTCGTTCAGGAGGATGGTGGCGAATTCTGCGCCCATGATCTTTTCGACCGCACTGTCGTCCTGACAGCCGAAAAACCAGATGGTCGACCCATTGTGCAGTGTGATGCACCGCGTGCCGGTGCTAGCTTCGATATGTTCGTGATAGCCCGGTGCCAGCGCCTTGAGGACAGCCATGGCCGTGGGCCAGACAGTGGAGGGGATTGACGCTGCGGTCTGCCTGATGACGCAGTGGTTCGACCCGGCATAGTGCAGGCCACGCATCACCATGAGGGCAAAGAAAACGTAGGTCTTGCCGCCACGGGATGACCCATAGGCGAGAACGGATTCATGATCTTGGACCGCTTCGACGATGCGATGCTGGTCAGGGTAGAGGGTAAGGGTGGTCACCCATTATTTAGGGTGACGGCCCTCGTCTCATCAGTACCCTAGCCGCAGGTACAGGGTTTAGGCATAACCATTATGTCTGCAAAACAAAGAGGATAGAAAATGTCTGATGATTACGCGCGCCGCGCGCTGAGCACCGCGATCCATAATCTTGCCACCGGCATCGGGACGATCCAGCAGCGTGTTGAAGACGCATGGTTGGCAATGCACACGATCAGGGTCCACACGTTCGATAACCCGCAGGATCAGGAGCGTTTCGAAGAAATCAGGGTCCGTCTGAGCAACGGTATTGCAGGACTGCCCGACATGGACGCGAAGGAAATCGCGGTCGATATTCTCGACCTGTATTTCACAATCTTGCGCAACGAAATCGACGAACTTCGCGAAGAGGCGCGGAAGCGTTAATCCGCTGGTTCGCTGGCGGCTTGGCGTTTCCTCTCATCTGCAAGGTGATGGGTAGACACCGGCAATCAGCATTCTCGCATCACGCGGCTGACAGCCGTAGATGTCCACGCTCCACCTCTGGCAGCCCGGATCGACCGTTCATTCAGGAACTGGGCGATCTGGGCCAGCGACGCGGCCCCCTGCCCCTGCGCTTCCACGATGACCTTCCGCACACTGGCCGCCCGAAGCTGGGCAGCCTCCTGACGGACCTCTAAAGAACGTTTGAGGCCCACGCTCTGGTTGCGAAGATTGCTGCCATCGTCACCTAAACGCTGACCACGGGCCTTGGCAGCCGCCAGTGCGGCCTTTGTACGATCACTGATCATCTTGGCTTCGGCTTCCGCGACGGCGGCAAGGATATGCACGGTCAGGTTATTAGCGTCTGGCAAATCCGCAGCGACGAATCTGACCTTCGTTTCCATGAGGGTTGTAATGAAGTGCAGGTTACGGGCCAGACGGTCCAGCTTCGCCACGATCAGCCGCGCCCCGGTCAATTGGGCACGTTCTATGGCCTCAAGCAGTGCCGGGCGATCCTTGCGCTTGCCACTCTCAACCTCCGTATATTCGGCGATCACGTTATCCCGGCTTCGAAGGTGTTCAGCAACGGCATTGCGCTGGGCCTCCAGCCCCAGCCCCGACGATCCCTGCCGCCGTGTAGAAACGCGATAATAGGCAACATAGTCGGCCACTTCATCATCCCCGGAAAAGCGTGGTTTCCGACGATATAGCAGTCATATCATTAGGTCAAACGAGCGTCTGACCAAACGTTATGCATCTGGATCGGGGGGAGGTAGCGCTTCGATTAGGCGGGGCTTGGACTGGCTGACACGGATAGCCCAGTCAGGTAGGTTGATGACGACCGGGGACTGATCGACCTGTACACGCTCCCCGAATTCCGCGCGGTTGCGACGGCCGACGTTCTTATCAATGGTCCGGTTCAAGAATTCATCACGCAGACGATCACCGGTCGAGAAGACGCCAGCCAAAGCAATGTCCTGCTGAATGTCGACTAGGAAATGCTGGCCAACCGCCTCCGATCGCCGGATCAACGAGTCCAAATCGGGGTCGGCCTCACGCCAATTCCAGATAGTAGTATAAGCAGGCATCGTCGGGTCTGACGCTATCGACGCCAACGCTTCGCCATATCGTAGGCGGTCAACAATCTCGTCGATCAATTCTGGAGTGCGGATCGTCTTGCTGCCGGGTTTCAACCCCGCAATCTGCCGGGCGCGCGCGCCGATATCGCGGATGGTCTGCTTGCCCATGACCGATACTTGATCCGCAGCCTTGATGGCGGACAATTCTTCTACTGTGAGGGTGCCGTCGAGGACGGACGGGGGGTCTTTCGAGGATTTCATATCTGTATTTAGATATTGGGACCACCGGCCCGTCAGACAGCCTTCTACTCAGCCATTGGCCCGCATTTGCACTCACCAGCACCAATCCGGCAAAAGTATTCCTGCGTTACCTTCAGACCCACACGGCTTTCTGCTTTTACCCGATAGGTGGCGTAGGTGGCATTGACCTTGTTGTCCTCACCCTTCAACCGATCGATCTCCGGCTGAACCTGATTACGCACCGAGGCATTGTTATAGTGGAGCCGGATGCCTTGGCTGGCTACGATTTCACGCCTCCATAGGGTATCTAGATCGGCATCCGCATCAAGCGGTTGAAAATCGTAAAACTCAACCGTCTCTGGATTGATCAAGCCATTTGTGATGTTTGCCTTACACATCGTTTCTTCACTTGAAGTGCATCCGGTCAACGCAACTACGACAAAAGCAGTCAAAAGAAACCGCATACTATCCCCCGATCGGTAGTGTCCTGACCGACAGGCAGGTCGCTTACGCTCTCGATCAGGACACGATTTGGCCGTTACTCTGTTGATTGATCGGGTTCAACCGGGTCTGGCTGAATTTCTTCTTCAAGCTGTGGTTGGTCCACAGGGTCTTCGCCAGCCCCATCGGGCAGGTCTTCGACATCAGCGGCCAACTGGGTCATCGTAATAGCGACACCGACATCCCCTTCGACGTCCGGGTCGACGGCGCTGACCATCACTGACACGGCCAGTTTGCGGCGATGTACGCCCCACGCTTCGGCCAGCGTCCTGATAGCATCGTCACCCGCCCCACCCATGATGCGGGCCACTATAGTACCAGCAGGGTCAACGATGATCGCACGGAAGGTTGCGCCAATCTCACTGGGGTTGGTATCGCGGTAAACAGACAAGGCACCACATGCAGCTTCAAAGTCTGGACTTGTGGCAATGGACTTGGCGGCTTCGACCGTGTGGCCGATAAGGGTCAGGAAGGTCATGATTGATCACCCCCCTGCCTGTTCGATCAACGCTTCGTACCAAGCCACCTGATCCAGTGCGCTTTCATCCCATTCTGCCTCCGCCTGTGCGGCCCAGAGACATTCCAGCAGATGTTCGATTTCCATCATGACTGGTCATCCTCATCGATCATCTTGATAGTGATCGCGGTATCGGCGGCATCCTTGGCCAGATAGTAGATCGCCTTGGTAGCAGCGTCGTGGGCCGCGTTGATCTTGGCGACCAGCGCATCAACCGCCTGTTGCACCACCGTGATGGCCTCATCACCAGACGGGTGATCACCGAAGAGGTCTTCGAGCCTGTCCAGCACAATGACGTGCTTGATCAGGGTCAGGAAATCGTTGTCGATACGCATGATCAGCGGCCCTCCACACGGAAGAGGTCTGTCAGGCAGAACGTAGCCCATGCGCTGTTGAGGGCCACCGACCAAACGGGCCAACCGGTCAGAGGAAGACTATGCGATGCTGCCCAGAGGTCGGGTGCAATAATAATCATCGCGATGACTGCGAAAAATATGTTCCAGAACTTTTGCATTTGAAAATGTAATCTCCCAATTGTGTAGCGCCATTTTGGCGATGGGAGATATTCAAAGTCATTATTCTTCTTCGTCTCCCATTCTACTTATACGATTGGGGAACCAGAGGCTTGATAGAGGGAAAAACGTCAAATTTCCAAATTCATCTTTTTGCGCAGGTACTCTTCATATTCGCGTTCAAGGCGCGGATAATCGTACGGTGCATTCTCCTTGGCCCATTCCATCTGCCGGATCATACCTTCGTGTTCCGTTCGCGCGATTTCACGCCGAGCCATGTCGCGTCGATGGTTTACCCAAACCGCCATGGGACCGATGATCAAGACGCCATAGCCGATCATCCGGGCCAGAAAATCAATCGCTTCGAACATGCCACACCTCTTTGGACCAGAGCGCTGGCAATACCCGACTGGGTTTAACATGAAGTGAGGGGTGGCCCGTTGCGATCGGGATAAATTCGAGATGAGAAATCGTTTCGAAAGCGCCGTTGCCACCCAACTGGGCACCAACTGGGAATATGAGGCCATCCGCCTCACCTACACAGTAGAGCATACGTACACCCCTGACTTCATCGACCGTGACGCCAAGGTCATTCGGGAGGCCAAGGGTCATTTCCCTGCGGAGGACCGGCGCAAGATGCGCGCCGTCAGGGATGCCAATCCGGGGTGGCGCATCATCATCGTATTGCAGCGTCCAGACACCCGGATCAGCAAACGGTCCAAGACTACCTATGCGGGCTGGTGCGAGAAAAACGGGTTCGAATGGGAAGCCGGGCCTAGCTGATAGCAAACGCCGCTTAACTTTATTATGGTGGCGTTATGAACATGATCGACAGATTGAAATCGTTTCTTGCCCGCTGGGCCGCCAATTTCGGTCGGATCAACGTCGACAAGGCAATTGATCGCAGCTTCCGCTTTCTAGAAATGATCATCCTGTCGACGCTCGTAGGCTTTGCCCTAAAGGTCGTTGAACCTACTATCGGTCTGTTCGTCACCGTATTGATGTCGGTCTTCGCTGGCATCTACCTTGGGCTGCCGATTGCGCGGTGGCATGTGGAGTGCCTCCAAAGGCCGCTGAGTCCCAGTCATAGAAAGCGGTATGCCGCCACGGCGTCGATCACGCTTGGCCTTACGGCTGTTCAATTAGTGATACCGCTTCAAACGCTCCTGAGTGCAACGATGCAAATCGACACAAAGAAAGCCCGGAAAGCTTATAGTGAAACAATGGACAGGATTGAAGAAACCGGCTGCGCGAGGGCGCACATGTCCATCGAAGAGTGCGAAAAGCGACTTGGACGCAAGATTACGTCAGGTAAAGCGCCGCCTCCGCAGCCCGACGCTTTGTCAGTCCAACCAGCACCTTACCGCCGCCCCGGTTCCAGCGGCTAAATTCCTTCGCCGCCCCAGCATAATCACCGGCCAGATGCTTCTTCAGCAGGGTCGAAGTGACGAAGGCGCTGGTCCCAACGTTGAAGGCGAAGCTGACCATGGCGTCGAACTGGTTCTGGGTCATCTTCCCGCCCCCACGATTAACCGCCCCTTCGAAGAGGGCAAGGTCGGCGGCCAGTAATTCCTGCGATTTCTCTTTGGTGATGGTCTGGCCCTTGCGGACATCGGGACCAGTGTGACCGACCCCGATCGTCCAGACCTTGGCAGGGCAAAGGTAAGCGGTAAGACGTTCGCCTTCGAACGTGGTGATGAGTGCGCGGCCCTTGGCCGATGTTTTTAGAGGTTCATTCCCCTAATTAGGCGAATGCTAACGAGTAATGCGGCACTTTGACGGAATGAAGGTCAAGCAACTCATCGCCGCCGCCAGCATCCTGTTTTCTACACCAGCTTGGGCTGGCGATCAGGTCTATGCGAACGATGGAACCGTGCATGTGTATCGCGAGACTGGCGAATGCACATTGATCACCATGCGCAGCGATCTCGCTATGTTTTTTCACATAGCCTACGATGAAAGTCGCGACCATCTTGTGTTCACGCTTGGAGATAAACGGTTCAAGTCGATCGTCCTTGGAAAGAAATACGAACTGAAGGCTGCCATTGGCAGTGAATACGATCAACACCTATATGAAGTAACCGCAGTCGGACTTACACTATCCGATTCAAACGCTCTGCGATTTAGCACGAAGAAAGGTGCCGAAGTGCTGGGTTACCTTCAGAAGGCCGAGATGTTCGGGTTAGCACGGGGCGATATATCGGGAGAGGTTACGCAGGATCAGATTATCTACACGTTTAGCCCGAATATTATTCGAAAGATGATTCCCAGCTTAATATCATGCGCTAAAACGGAAGCTGTTGTTCACCCGCATGACCCCCTAGAAGGCATGTAGGATTTCACCGTTCGTATGCGGGCTGGTGCGGCACCGGCTCCTGATCGCGGTCAGGGAAACCGAAATAGGCCTGACACGACGCCATAGCGAAGCATATGAGGGTGACAGCAGCGCTGACCTTGGCGGCGCGCCCCCTGCTATACGTGCCCAGTTTGACCACCCAATAGACTGGAACGCTGATCATCACGAATAGGAATAACGCAGCCCAGCCGATATTGACCCATTCCATAACTCACCTACACTAGCTACGTTCACGGTCGAATAATGTTTTGATCACCCAACCGACCAAATCCAATATCGGCACGAAATGACCTTTGAACGGCTCCTTGTTCGGCTCAAACCCTTCGACCAGTTGCATTGCGACACGCGGCTCCAGTTCCTTGCATAGCTTGTTGGTCGGATTGTCTTTTCGTACCCTAGTCGCAGAAACTTGTTCCAATTTTAGGTCGATGCGTACCGAGTAGGTGGCACACTCCGGTTGATTGTTCTCATAAGTGACCCCGTCAAAGGTAAATTTGGCGTCGAACCAATCAAGCCTTGGCGCATAGACGTAGCCGTCAGACGTGTTGGAATGGGCCTCCACGCATTGGCCAGTGTGCTGCCAACACTCTATACTGACAGCCTTCGGGATCAGCGGACTTCCGTAATCGGTACGACGCCATTTTCCTCTAGCAACGACGTACCCATCGGCATTGATGACCGAAAGGCTTTCATTCACTACCGGCGTCTGGTGCGACGAAATGACTGCGATTTCGCGGGTCACTTCAAAGATGAACAATATTACAAAAAAGCCGATCTTCCACCAATTCCAAGGCTTCTTCAGCTTCGCTTGGCTGTCCATATTACCCCTACCCCCGTTTCCGTATCATTCCGCTTACTGCGGTAGCCGTCAATCTGCCACAGTGCGGTGGCCGAACGATCCGAAAGATCACGCTGGGCAGCCACCAGCTTGGCGGTATTAGGGTCAAGCGGGGGTGTTGTCTTGGACATGCTCATACTTTGACACGGGAGCCGGTTTTGAAGAACGTCACAAAAATCGGGCTGGGTACCAGCGTTGGTGCAGTTGTGACCGGCATTAGCGTCTGGGGCATGGATAAGCTGGGCTGGATTGATCGGTGGGCATTTGAATGGGGAGATTTTGCCACGTTGACGACCGGAGCGGCGGCGGTTGTCGGCGCGGTGTGGATCGGCGGGCGACAAGTGGAGATCACGTCGAAACAAGCCGAAATTGCTGAACGTCAGACTGAGATAATGCGGCAACAGACTGCGCTACAGGGAATGGCGCTACGCGGAGACTTTTACGATCGCAGGATCAAGATCGTCGCAGATGTTCGCGCCTATTATGCCCTGATCCACGCCGTTGATTATTCAAACGAGCGCGAGCTTGCCCGTGAAATTCTGTCATCCGCTGAAGCTGCTCGGTTTATATTCGATAAGGAAGTTCACGATGCAGCATGGAAAATTTATGAATTGATCTGCGCTTATGCAACTCGCAAGATCGAAGAGGAAAAGGTAGGTCTGCGAGAATTTCGTGACAAAGTCTTTCCAAGCATGTCTATCGATCTTAAAGAAGCGAGAGAAGCACAAGAATTATTCAAAACATTTTTGAAATTGACGGAAAAATATTTGGTCATCGAAGATCAGCCCTCTTGGCGATGACCCCATAACACCCATCGACGCTCGTAACGATCCAGTCCGCTGATATCGGTGCAGTCACCAGCTTCAGCCAGTTCGGCCAGACGCTCCAGCTTGCGGACCTTGCGCGCCACGGCTTCCGCCCACACCTCTTCAGGATCGCGGTCGACGATGCCCAGTTCAGCCTTGCGCCGGTCGATGTCGGCAAGGAAATCGTGAAGGTCCATGCACTTCATGGAAACTCTACAATCGGTGTCGTCGAAAAGAACCGCATAGTGCGGGCGCGATTAAGGCCGGTCAGGCTATAGGTCACATCTTCGCGCTGGACCATGTGTTGGTCAAATTCCTCATCGGTCAGAATGGCAAGCACGACGACAGAGCCGGTGGCTTGCGCATCCTGATAGGCATCGATGTTGGACCGCAGCCGGGTGAAATATTCTTCGGTCCACGCCATCACGACCACCCATTGACCATCAGGTCCAACCGCGTGTCCGCTACCGCCTGCTGAACGTGACCCGGCGCGAATGCCAGCCACTCCAACTTCCTGCGATCCATCGGATGCAGGCCGCGCAAATCGAGATAGCTGACCTCGTATGTGTCCCGACCAGCCTTGTGTTTGCGGATGATTTCACCGCGATAATCGTTCGTATCCATCACCTACTTATGCCGGGTGCCCATTCTCTGGGTCGATATTTTCTTACCCATTTGACTTCTAAAAGAAGTAAATTGCGCAACTTTGAGTCCTAGGATATCATCGTGGCATTTGAATTGTTGCGGAGATGGTCGAATGATGAAGTATGCTGTGGCAATGGCGATGATGGTGGTTTCGACTGGAGCGATGGCGGCAAAAGCCCCACCTCCACCTATCGAACAGTCGACCGGCCCGATCCTGTGGCAGGGTATCCGCGCCGGGATGGACTTCCGTGAAGTGCGCGCCCAATTTCCAAAAATCACGTCGCTGGGCACCTATTTCAGCTACCCGCTGGCCCCAAAATTCGTCGTCGATGTCGAGGTCGATTTAGAGACGCGGAAGCATCCAGATGGCTCCAAAACGCAGCATGTGCGCAAGGTCACGCTGGACACCATCGATGACTACAGCATGGTTCTGGCCGCCCTGCTGGAGAAGTATGGAGAGCCACGACGCAAGGAAGAGCGCACCCAGACGGGAAACCGGGCTTTCACTCCATCCATGGGGATCGATCGTCATATGACCGATTATGAGTGGTACAAAGATGGCGTCCTGATCAAGCTAACCACCGGCGCAGTACCCGGTTTCATCCTGTCGTATGAGGCGAAGAGCGATGCAGGATTGACGGACGCGATCTAATTTTTCGTTTCAGCACTTTCACTTAAAGTGTTTTTCTATAGCCTGTCCTCAAGGTTGGTGCGTGTTTCGTCCCTCGACCCACCAGCAGCCCCAGCGCCCCCGTCATAAAGGCGGGGGCGTTTTTGTTATCCACAAAGTTATCCACAGGATCGCAAACGGATCGTCGCATCGGCCTTGAATATTTGTTCTTGTATTGTTCTTTCCACCAAATGGGCGCGAATATCAGAATGGAGTCGTTGAGCGACTATGTCAGGCGGGACGCCAACCTGCATGTTAGCTGCGCCTGCGGTCATGAAGCCGTGTTGGATCGCGTGAAAATCCAGCGCTGGTACTATTTGCATCGCCACAAAGATTCGATCCGGCTGGTCGGGCAGAAGATGCGCTGTACCCGGTGCGGTGGCCGTCCGGCGTCGATCCGACCCACAGCCAAACCTCCCACCTACCCGCAATGGATGGACAGCGAAGATCGGTGGAAGCGGCTAACAAGGCGGCTGCGCAACTGACCGTTTTAGAGGCGATTACAGCCGCCTACAGCGCGATTGAGCCGCTGCGCACCATCCCTACCGCGCCACCTCCGTCGCCGCTCCTATCCGCCTCCACGGGCCGCATTCGCACCCCGCGCGCGACCACCACATTAAGTTTCACTTTTTAATTCTTGAGGAGGGGGCAGTAGCCCCTGACCGCAACAAAGTAATAGCTATTGACGAGGGCGCAGAGCGCCTGAAATTCCACGGCGTCAGCCGAATATTTCGAGGTCTTCGACCCCGTCGAAGGCGTCTCTATTTAATAGAGATTCCCCCGAAGGGGTGTGCACGTAAGTGCTTATATTCAAAGGGAAATTCGGAGAATCTCTATTAATATTATACTACGTATACTCTCCTCTTATATTAATAGAGATTCTGCGTTGACCAAGACGCAAGCGACTTGCTCAAGACCGCATCATCCGGGTCAATATAGCGACATTGTGCGATGCAGTTGCCGGACAGCTTTTTGCCGCTGGCATCCCGATTGCTGAACCCCTCCATGGCTATCCGGGTTTCCCCATCCACGATCAGGGTCGCGGCCCGTGGGCTGCGACTTTCCAGTTCCTTCGCGTCAATCAGGAGCAACTGGTGGTCGTGGTAGAAGGTGCCACGGCCATGCTGCTTGGTGTACAGGAGGCCGCCACGATAGCCCGCCTCATCCATTAGCGGCGCAATCAGGTCGGTCACGGTCGCGGCGTACTCTTCGCTGATAGGGTGCAGCAGGCTTTTGCGCTTCAGGTCGGTGGCCTTTTCGTAAATTGATTTCGCATCGAACAGGGTGACGGTTGCTATGAAGTAAGGCTTCCTCCAGTCGATTTTTTGATTTTTGGTCCACACTTTAAGTGAAACGGCCCAGCGATATGGCTTGCTCTTCTGCGCCGTAGCCTTGCCTTTCCAATTGTCAAAAATAGACAATTCGGCCGCCGCGATGGTGGTCGGGCAAGGTTTGGGTGGCTCCCATTTTTTGGGCGGTTCGATGATCCCAGCTTCGGCCAGCATCTCGACGATCGCCTGCTTTATGATCTCATCTTCGTTGGCCGCTTCAGCCATTTCCGCGATTTGGGCGCGGTATCCTTCCATCTTCAACATCAACATCGTCGTTTACCTCGTTCAAAAGAAAACGCCCGTGGGGTAGTGGACCCACGGGCGTAAACTTGAACTGAGGTAATGACCCAATCATACGGACCACGGACCTATTTAGTCAAAATCATTCTGCCTGTGCCAGAGCCACTACACCCGGACATGTCTATTTAATAGAGATTACCTATTGGGGTGCCGGTAGGGCAATATTTTCGTTATTATTGTCGACGTCGAAACATATTGCGCGCCGATCTGGCGTTGTTGCATAATTAGTTTTGTCGGACGGTGGTTCAGCGGCTTTAATCTCCCCGCCTGTTGTCTCCCATCAATTGGCTGCCGTCCCGACAGCTAAGACATGAAACTAGGGGTCACCGTTTCTACCAGCGGTGGCCCCATTTTATTGGTTTTTCGGGCTTTCCAAGGGCAGTTGGGTGCCTTCGGATAAGTATTTCCATGGTAGAAACATGGAAGGCGGCCCCCGGCCTCAACGGGGTGGAAATTAGTTCTGAAGGCAATCTGCGCGGAACGACCAATCAACCTTACATCGCAACGGACGGCTACGTCCGGGTTCGACATCACGGCGATGCATATCTAGTCCACAGGCTCGCCTGTGAGGCCTTCCATGGTCCCGCACCGGTCGGCAAGAAATTAGTTCTGCATTGGAATGACATCAAAGACGACAACAGGGCGGTTAACTTGCGCTGGGGCGATGCGGTCGAGAATATGGCCGATGCGAAGCGGAATGGCATAGCGGTCGGCCCTGATGCGTGGCGGAATAAGCCCAGAAATCATTTCCGAAACGAAGATCGCGCATCGGAAATGATTTCCGAAATCTAGTCTTGAAGGGTCGCCGACCGGCGCGAAAATATTTTCACCTTGGTCGGCGGTCCGCAAACCCGCAGAAATGGTGGAAATCTTAAAAGTCAAATCTACCAACTCAAAATCTGACTTTGGAAATAACTTCCTGAATTTCAAATTACCGCCGGACCAGATGGCAAATATAAGTTTTGCGGCTCCATCTCCTAATTGGGGTAATTGACGGCGTTATTTTGATTCGCGATAATGGCCGCCATGACGGACACAACGGACACCGAGACATGACGACTTTGACTAAAGAACAGGTAGCGACCCGGTTGGGTATTAGTGTGCGAACACTCGATCGAATGCGTTCAAGCAATAAATTTCCACGACCTATACTTCAGGCGCGACGTAGCGCCCCTGTAATGTGGGACAAGGTAACCATCGATCACTACGCACTTCGCTCCTACGCCGTCTCCCCGGTTCCGGTCGAGGACGGCCTTGTGGTCGTCGCGGTCGACCTAGATGGCAACGCTAACCAGTGGATAGAGTATCGTGCAGGCCGGATGATGTCCGCCCACGCACTGGCCTTCACGATCACCGGGTCGGGCCTGAGCCTGTACTATTCTAACCTCCTCAATTGCTATGGCGCGCAGGACATGGACGTTTTCTCTATCCTGAGCGTCGTTTGTTTTCCGGCCGCCGAACTAGACTGGCGCGACCGGGTACCCCACGCAGAAATCATTTCTGTGATCGATAGCTATTTGGCCGCCACGGCTAACTAACACCACCCTGACAATTTGAATTCGACCATCCGGGGCCACGCGGTTCCCGAAACCCTCTCCTGTAACAAAAGGACATCGAAATGACCCCTACCGAGACCTTGATCCACGTTGAAAACGAAACCGGTGCCGACTTCCTGCGTCGGGAAAAGGCCATTGCTGCGGAGATTGCCGCGCTGGACACTCATGATCGCATTGCGGCGGTTTGGCTCGCTGCTGTGGTCGATGCCGCCGCCATTGAAATGGCCGATACCGTGGCCAGCAATTTCGGTCTGACCAAGTCGGAAACTGTGCACGGCTTGTATTTTGAGGCAGTACCGTTCCGTAGCCATTTTGCAAAGGCACTCCGGTTCGCTGCCGTTGTGACCAAGTATGCTGCGGTGACCATCCATAGCGGCGGCAAAGCTAACTACGAACGACTCTCTTACGCCAAGGCTGCGTAAGCCTATCTGGGAGGCCCTGACCTCCCCACACTCTCAACATCGACACTTCAACGAACCATCTGCGCGGCGGGGGCCGCGTGGAACCCTTCCTTGCGCCCCGTCCGGTCTGGCCAAGGATGCAGCTAGACCGGGGGGACCACCATCATGCAGACCACCGACATCACGCCCGACACAGCTTCCTCCAGCAACGTCATTGCCTTCCCTATGGATAGGGTGCGGAGGGCCTCAGAACGGCCTCTGTGGGCCAGCACGGGCCTGTACGACCTCGACTTGATGGCCGAGTATTGGGACTACCTGATGGAGGCGCAGGCCTAAAAAACTGGCCCGATCCTCCCTTAAGAATCGGGCCAAGTTCAAAAACTTGTCGGATCATAGATCAACAACAAGCCTCCGGTCGCATCGACGCGCTGCACTATCCTCGCCGCCATGGCAAGTCGCATTCATCTGGCGTTAATCCAAATCAGACAGATTTTTAGTTTCGATACCGAACCGAAAACACTTCAAGTTAAAATTCGGGTCGCCCCTCATCCTGAACTCCACCATCGACAAACATTCAGATTTCACTTCTTTTTCATTGACTTCATAGAGCCTCTGCTAGAATCCCCAGAATTCAGCGGAGGCCATCACGATGAATAATGACTTTTGCGAAACCGGTTTTCTAGCGTTGGGACATGATCACACCTCAACCCCAACAAGACGAAAATCTGACGATCGACGAAGTTGCGGCCGACCTGAAGGTCAGCCCTCAGTCTGTGCGCCGTGAAATAGATCGCGGAAGGCTGCGCGCCTTCAAGGTCATGTCAAAATGGCGGATCACCCGAACCGCGCTGAACGCATTTATAGCCGGTCAGCAATCGCAAAAGGAAGTCAAACCATGTCCGCAGCCACCGGCCCGACAGGCAAGCAGCCGAAAAACTGTTTCACCGCCAAAGGCTCGCCCTACTGGCAATATGACATCGTCATCAAAGGAAGGCGCGAACGTGGCTCAACGGGCTGCATTAAAGCGACAGAAGCTGCTGAATTTGTCGCCGAACGACGTGTCGCGCTGAAAACCGATATTGCAGCGAAGGCATCTGGTGTCCCGCAGACGAAAGGGAAAATTACCCTTTCTGATGCCTGCATCCGTTACGAGGATGACAAATCGAGTAAACAGAAGGCCGCAGTCACCTACAAGGGACAGTTAGACTACCTTGTCGCGCTGATGCCGCTGGGGATCACTCTGGCTGAAATCGACCTTGCCTCGCTGATTGAGTATCGCAGTCAGCGCCACGCGACCAACCAGCGTTCGAAGCCGTTGAAGAACTCCACGATCAACAGGGAAATCGAACTGCTGCGCCGGGTCTGGCGCTACGCTGTCGACCTTGGATATGATTGCGGGCGCGAACCCAATTGGGCAAAGGCCCGTGACACCGGCGCGGAGGTCGAGCGCATCCGTGCGTTGACCGATGGCGAGGAGAAGCGCCTGATGGACACGCTGAAGACGATCAATCCCGATCTGGCGCTGGTGGCGGAATTCGCCATGATCACTGGTCAGCGGAAATCGGCCGTAGTTACGTTGGAACGCGACAAGGTCGATTTCGAAGCCCGGCGCGCTACCATCCTGCTCAAAACGAAGGGCGAAGCCGACAAGCCCCACACCTTCCCCCTGACGGCGCGCGCGATTGAAATCCTGAAAGAGTTCCCGGAGGTCGATGGAACTGACCGTGTCTTCACTTACTATTGCCGTCGTCCAGCCCCTGCCCGCGCCGACCGTCCTGCCCGCATCAAGGGCGAACGCTACCCGTTCTCGCAGGGCGGTTGGGCACGGGACTGGCAACGTGCGCTGGCGCATGCTGGTGTCCGGGATTTCCGCTTCCATGACCTGCGGCATACGGCAGCGACCCGGATCGTCGCCAAGACCGGTAATCTCAAAATCGCGCAGACCTTGTTGGGTCATAGCGATATCGCCCAGACCGCCCGCTACGCCCATGCGTTCCATGATGACGTGCTGGCCGCGATGGAGAAGGCGGCCAAATAG